AAACCACCTGTTGTCCTAAAAGGCAAATCACTGGATAGGTAATTAGAACATTGTTTAAAAGGTTGAGCTTGACACCACCCAATCGTTATTTCAAAATCATCATGATCGGCAATATCTATAACACGAGTATAATTCGTGTTAAAAGACGCTTCTTGTGTAGCAAAATAACTCGGATCGTATTCCACCACAATTTTACCTTTATGAAATTTCGATTTGACTATCTGAAATTTGTACGTAATTGACCCATGCCAATAATTGAAACACTGCGCCATATATGCCATAGGAGTTGCATGGTATTCAGTATGAGTCTGTTGTGCTCTATCAAATAATGACGGCGTCACTCTACACTCAAACAGATTAGTGCCCGGAGATTCATTAGCTTGCATATCAAACGTAGTAAGAAATGATTCACGCTTAACGAAACCAAGGATCGACATTTCATCTTGAGGTGCCAATCCCACCGTTGTGGGATCAATCGTCAATTCAGCTTTGCTGTCCAAAGATAACTTCTGAATTGCATCCGATGCGTCCACATTGGCAAGATTACCTTGAGGTAAGGGTTTTACCAATGTTATTTCAGATACAACAGGAGGACGTGAAAAGCCAAACATCATAGCTATTTTCCCAACAGCTGAGGCTGCTATTTCTGTAGCACGCGCATATGGTGAAATAACTGGAATAGTGCTAAGAGCTCCTGCAGCTCTTGCAACTGCAGAAGCAGGTTTGGAAATGATTCCCATGCCATATTCATCCTTGCTTGCCTTAGTCAAAAGACCACTTTGAGATTGGTAAACCAATCTCTTTTTGGGAGTTGGAGGATCAGCTACATGGGAAGTCGGAACAGCCAACTTAATGTCAGAAGCCCAAGCAAAGATGGATATAGAAACCGGGTCATCACCTCCGTTCGCATGGCTCAATGCTTGAGTACTCTGCAAAGTAACAGTGCCCAAAGCAAATGAAAGATCATCAGTAATGGAGATAAAATTCTCGGTCCAAAAGAAAGGCACTTCAATATCACCACCCTGATTGGCAGAAGGATCAATCCAAATATGTGGACGTTGCGAACAGCGAATAACATCTTGTGCGACAGGTGCTCGTGTCAGTTCTAAATCATTGTCCAATTTTTGGATTGGATTATAGCTAACAAGAGCTCTGCCATAATGAAAAGGAGTACCACTGATAACAATGCGCATATGCAACTTGTGACGCAACAATTCATAATTCTTAGTTTTGTCATAAAAGTATTCATTTTTATGTAACAATTCCCAAGGATCAAGAGCATCGAGCAAAGATTGCCCAACATCCCAAGATGTTTCATAAATCTTAACGGGACGCGCAAGCGAATCACCAAGATTT